AGGGACTCCTTTGTGATTGATCTTATCCAATATGAGGCGTTAGAGGGACCATGGCGGAGCTAACCACAAAGGAGCTATCCCTTCCTCAAGCGGCGGACCTGCTGGACCCACCGGCGCCTAGGGATGAAAGCAAATGGCATGTGTCCACGCTAGTGGGAGAGGCTGCCAAGGCTGCTAAGTCCAAGTGGGCCTACCATGATGATGGGGTGTTTGAAGAGAACGGGATCATGGCGTTGGGGAGGATGTGGGAGTTCTGTGTAAGGCCGATGGTGGAAGAGAACGCGGCAGAGCGGGGGGTGAGTTTCTATGAAGGTAAACGTCTCGCCCCTATTGCCCTAGACGACACTATTGGTACAGTAGATGGCCTGCTCCTCCCTAAAGGTTTCCTTGGTCCGAACGCTCCAATACTTGCCGTGGTGGAGATCAAGTCCCGCCATGCTCGGCCGGCCGACCCTAGAGACCACTGGCGATGGATGACCCAGTCCAAAGCTTACTGTTACATGACTAGGTGCAGCAGCCTATGGATGCCGGTGGTCTACATCCTCCACAGTCCCCCCGATGCCAAATTGCTACTCCATCAGATTGTATTTGAAGATTGGGAGTTGGAGGAGAATTGGGCCATGTTGATGAATGTAAAGAGGAGCCTGGAGGTGAGAGAGAATGCCTAAATGCCCAAACTCTACGCAACACTCCTGGAGAGGGAAGCAATTTGGGCTTGGTGGGCAGCTTATCTCTCAGCTATTACCCCATTGCCGACGCTGCGGAGCCCCTAACCCGAAATATAAGGTGAAGATATGACCGGGAGAGAAACATTAGAGACATTCGGGTCCGTCCGGTGCTTCCTGTGCAACTGGGGCTTCACTCGTAAGCCTGTAGGACTCTTGACCATAAGGAATGAAGTTGTATCCCACCTAGAGAAATGTGTAGGCCCTATCGTCCGTCTTAATGCTACTGGTAGCCGTGCCTCCGTATTTCTTTATCCTGATCTTTCAGAGGAGGGCTGGGGGGAGATTGACGGGTGGGACTTAGAAATAGCTAGGGAATACTCCTACAAGCCTTTACTAAAAAAAGAAGAACATACATAGCGGTGAAATGATGACTACTGTACCTAATCCAGGGGCCACAGGTGAGCAGGCTGTCTCTTTGGACAGGCTCAAATCAATCGGATTTTCCATCCCTTCCACCCAAGTCTACCGGCGGCTTATCCTGGGAGTACAAGCCCGAGACAAACGGGGGAAGACCACGTTTGCTCTAGGTGCTATTCCACCTGTCATCCACATTGACACGGACATCGGCACAGAGGGGGTGATTCAGAAGTTCTCTCAAAACGGCGATGTCCTCCATTGGGAGGTGGACGTGAGTGATCGGTCTGGATCTCTAGGAGAAAGGAAAGAAAGGTTCAACGCTCTTTGGGAGGAGGTACAAGATAAGGCCTACGCCGCCTACACCGAGCTTCAACAGATTGGCCAAGGCACGCTGGTATTCGACACTGCCACGGAGATGGACCAGCTTAATAGACTCGCTCATTTTGGCTATACCGGCCAGCTGTCCCAAGGTGACAGGCAGAATTTCGACGTGGTGAACTCCGACTGGCGGTCTTTGATCACTCGGGCGTATAAGGCCTCGAAAGTCAGCACCATCTATATCTGCCACATGAGAGAGGTGTTCAACCAAAAGGGGACGTGGGAGAGGGCTGGGGTTAGCAAGTTGGAGAATGCAGTTCAGGCCTTAATTCAGTTGGAGAGGGAAGATGGTTTCCGACCGCCGAAGTTCTCCGCCCTGGTGTTGAATTGTAGGCAGAATATAGGACTCGTGGGGAGGAGGCTGGTGGAGGGAGCCCCCAGAGATCCGGCGGCGGACGTTCCGGTGGGAGTGACTTTCGAGGCGTTGTTGGGGTTGGTACACGGGTGAGGCTCCGGGAACTTAGTCTTTTCTCTGGGTATGGTGGATTCACCTTGGGATTGCGATTGGCCAAGGTACCCATTCAGACCATTGGATACGTGGAATCAGACCCGTACTGTCAACGCCTTCTCTGGAGACGAATGCAAGATGGCTTCCTCGACTTCGCGCCAATCATCAGGGACATCCGAACCGCCAACTTTCGACCAATGGCCGGAATGGTGGATATCATCACTGCGGGTTTCCCATGCCAACCACATTCACACGCTGGGAAACGTCTTGGAAGAGAAGATTCAAGAAACCTCTGGCCTGATACCTTACGGGCTATACGGGAAGTGGGACCGAAGTACGTCTTGTTGGAGAATGTCAGGGGATTGGTTGACGGGGCTGAGCCATATAGTGCGGAAGTTATTGGGGGTCTTTCCGAGGCAAGGTACTCTGCAGTTTGGGGTTTGTGTTCCGCTGCCAAAGCAGGAGCTCCCCACCTTAGAGAGCGGTGGTTTTTACTTGCCTACTCTTCATGCCAACAAATTGACCAGCAACTGTATAGACCTGAACAATCTGGTAGACAGTCATGGAAACCCTTGGGTTCCTGGGATGAAACCTCACGACAAAAGGACGGGCAATCAAGTTACAACCACATTACACGACTGGACCCGGTATCTGTGGCAGGAAAAGCCTTTTCCACTCTTCGGCGAGTGGATGATGGGGTTGCCCATCGGGTGGACCGCCTTAGAACCCTTGGGAATGGAATCGTACCGGCAGTGGTTGCAAGGTTTCTTAGGGGCGAATGAATAGTGATCTACCTGACCTCCGCCCCCAACGATCAAGACCTAATCCCGCACATTCCATCTGTTATCCCCTGCCCTATACCCTACGGTGACGCTATATTCCAAGGCTACTGGACGGACAATGAGATCGTCTGGTCGTGTGTAGAGCGAAAGAAGCTTCTGGACATGCTGAAATGCCTAGATGACGGGCGACATATCGACCAGGTAGGGAGGGCCAGGGAGGCGGGGTTTGAATGGTACGTGACCGTGCTTGAGATACCAGAGGGCTATATGAGAGAGGCCCTTGACGGCATCATTGAGTACCGGAATGAAAGGGGATGGTGGACTAGTACAGGGCACACTTACAAAAGGCTAGACCAGTACCTAAACGAACTCTCTTTGTACTGCGGGGTGCTGGTCAAACGCACCCACACCGTTAGGGAGACAGCCAGGGTGATCACCGATCTCTACGAGCTATTTCAAGAGCCGCCAGAGAAACACAACAGCCTGTTGAGATTCCATCGCCGCCCCAATGCTGTCAACCTCCAGCCGCCCTCCCTACTGCGCCGAATGGCCAAGGAGCTAGAGGGTGTGGACTGGAAGAGAAGCGGCTGGATCGAGGAGGAATTTAAAGAGGACGGTATTCGAAAGATGATCAACGCCCCAAAAATGCGTTGGCTAGCTATCAAGGGAATAGGAAAGGTTATAACTGAAAGCGTGGACCGGGAGCTAGGGCCAAGATGAGAGTGTATGAAACCTCCCATATAGACGGTGGATGTGACGTTTCTCCTACCTGCCAAGACTGCCCTCTGCCCGAATGCAAATACGATAATCCCGTTGGTGCCGCGCAGTATCGGAGAGAGGCCAAGGATCGAGAGGTACTTGAGATTATGGTGAGGGAGAGCCTGAACGTTAGGGAGGCAGCAATCAGATTCTCCGTGACTGAGAGATCCATTTACAGGCTGAAGTTAAGATTACTATGATCGCTATCAAGGTAAAGGGTACGTCGTTCCGTCAACCAAAGGTGAAGGCTCTTCCAACTAGGTGCCTGGGGATTCTCTCCCTCCAGCCGGAAAATGTCCACGATAAAGAGGCCTGTGCTATCACAGTAGATGGAGAAATCGTAGGCTTCCTTCCGAGGGGTTGGGCTAGGCGGTGGTGGGGGCCGTCTATCGTCAAGGTCATCAAAGACCAGGAAGGGGTGGTCCCTTTAAAGAAGGTAGGGCGAAGTTTATTCGGGTTGAGGTTAGGGCTGGATATATGATCGCCTGTAAGCTTTGTGGAGGCATAGAGCCTAACACTCCAGCCTTGCCCCAAGACCTTAATGGAGTGTTCGCCCATGAGACCTGTATGTCAAGGCAAGCATCCCTCCCAGTCATTCAAGCCGAGGCGGGAACGGTAGCCCGGTCCAAATGGCCAGAGAAGAGATCAGTGGGAGAATTACTGGTTTTGATTCACAGTGAGGTCTCCGAAGCCCTGGAGGAGTACAGATCCAATAATCTCTACCGAGGTGTGTATTACCACGGTAACGAGGACCAAAAGCCTCTGGGTTGGGGAGTGGAGTTGGCCGATATCATCATTCGCGTAGCGCATTTGGCCGATGAGACCGGGGTAGATTTGGCCGATGTGGTGAGGCTGAAGATGGAGTACAACAGGGGGAGGCCGGAGAAGCACGGAGGAAAGGTGATATGACCAAGTCTCAGACCTTCCAAATCACCGGTGAGATGTGGCGCCCCATCCCTGTCGCCTATTCCATTCAAGCGGAGTCGGAAGCTGAAGCCAAGGTGGAGATGATCCAGAGAGTAGCGAAGGATTGGGGTTTCTCGGAGGATGCAGTTCGGCAGTATTTGTACATTCACAAGAGGGAAGGAAATGGTAGAGGCACAGATCAGCCACGTTGACACGAGGCAGGAGCCTCTTATCTATCAACTGTCAACTAGTAAGGACGGGCGGATGTACCGGAGTCGGCGAGATGCCTGGATGATCTTAAAGTACTGTCCTACCTGCGGCTCCTACCTGGGGGAGAACATTGACGACAATAGCTAATACCGTCTCCTCTGGCCTCTACGCCCTCAACCGAGGCTGTACCGACTGCCCTCTAAGACGAGACTGCGCGGGGCCGGTGCCTGCTGTAGGCCCCATGAATGCCAAGGTCGCTCTAATCGGTGAGGGCCCAGGCAAGAATGAGGATGAAAAGGGTGAGCCGTTCACTGGGGACGCCGGGCAGTACCTAAATTCTCTCTTACGATCGATTGGTATAGCCAGGGAAGATTGTCTCATCTCCAATTGTGTTAAATGCCGCCCCAAGGGAAATAGGACGCCCACGAGAGAGGAGGCGAGGTTCTGTGGTCAGCGCTGGTTGGACTTGGAGCTAAGCCTAGTGAAGCCGGAAATCATAGTCCCTATGGGGAAGGTGGCGATTGAGTATTTCTTAGGGGAGGGTTTGACTGTTGAGCACGTCCATGGAATACCAATCCTCAAAGACGGACCAACATGGAAAATAGCTTCTGGTCAAAGGTTGACTCAACAGGGGATTGTTGGGAGTGGCAGGCCGGAAGATTCTCATTCGGATATGGGGCCTTCCAGTACGGGGGAAAGACAGGAAAATTACGAAAGGCCCATAGGGTTGCCTGGGAGATTACCTATGGCTCCATCCCAGCAGGGCAGTGGATCCTCCACCGATGTAACAACCCACCTTGCGTTAGACCAACACACCTCTACCTCGGAAGCCATTCCGACAACATGTACGACGCCGTTGATGCCAAGACTCACCGAGAGGCACGAAAAACTCACTGTCCTAAAGGCCACGCCTACGATGGAAGTAACACAGCCTACAGAAAAGGGAGAAGAAATGGCTCAAACAGAGTCAGAATATGTAGAGTCTGTGTCCGGGGGAGGGACCGAGCTAGACGGCCTCCAAGGAGTCAAGTCAGAACCTAGGGTGGTTCTGCTCCCAGTGTTTCACCCTGCCGCCGGATTCTACAACACCTCCTTAATGCGGGAGATTCAGTCTGATTTCAAAGTCCTAGGTGGGTTGGTCGCGGGGAAGAGTGTGGAGGATTTTCAGAGGGTAGACCAGTACTCCGAGCCGTCCTATCGCCAACTCCCTGAAGGCGAGAATATAGAGCCTTTTGATTGGGCATTAGACACAGAGACCGTGGACGGGAAACTCTGGAGCGTACAAACATCTTGCCATCCAGGGACAGGCCTTTTCATGTTTCCCGATAAGTGGGAGCAGGAAGCAGAAAAAGTTAGCCAGTCTAGGGTCACCGTCCACAACTACCTCTACGACGCTCAATTCCTCTCCCTCCCGAAAAATACCGACGATACCATGCTCATGGCCTACCTTCTCGGTCTCCCCCAAGGTTTGAAAGAGCTTGCTTGGCGCTTCTGTGGGATGGAGATGGAGAGCTACACCGAGACCGTCTCACCGTACCGAAAAGAGAAAGCCTTGAATTACCTGAACACCGCCATCTCTCTCAAACCTGGAATGCCTGTGGAATTTGAAACTACAGAGGAGAAAAGGAAATTTCTTGCCACGTGGGCGTGTATCGGTTCAGGGGGATGGTTCTACAAGGACAAAGAGCCTCCCTGCATGGACACAGGGGCTATCCTACCGGTCAACCAGGAAGATTTGGGTAAAACCCTCACCCTCCTGAAAAAAACCGCCTACGGGGCTCACAAGGTCAAGAAAGAGCGAGTGGAGAAGGGAGTCTATAAGTACAGGCTGGAAGGCAACGACTGGTCCCCGGACCAAGTAGCCTGGCCCTCCCCTCCAATTCTGGAGGATATGACTTGGAGTAAGACCAGAGGGAAGTTAGAGGTCAAGCGTACCACCCCTCACCACATTACCCGGAAGATGAAAGGAATCGTCGCGGATGTGGTGGGAGGAAAGGTACTGGAGAGCGGCCCGGTAGACGCTCATAACCGCTGGTATTCCTTAGACCCGAGAGAGAGGGAAGAGGTTGAGGCGGTGATGGGGATGATGCCGGACGGGACTATGGATGATATCCCTAGGGAGAAGGCGGTTTATTACGCCAGCCGGGATGCCGATGCTACCGGCAGGGTACGGTCTGTCCTCTGGCCCATGATCCAAGAGGCCGGATTACAGTTTACCTACGAAATGGACAAGGCCACCCTCCCCGTCGCTCTAGAGATGATGCAGAGGGGTTTTAAGGTGGACCCGGACTATCTACGCATGTTATCCCGGAGCTTCTTGGAGCGAATGGAGAGGCAGGCGGAAATTATATTCGACACGGCTAATCTCGCCTGTCCTGAGTGTTGGGGGACGGCCAGTACACCGGCGCACACCAACCCTGAAGCATGTCGGTGCCGGGGGAGTGGGAAATTCAGATTCAACCCGAATAGTGACAACGAACTTAGAGTGCTATTTTTTGAACGGCTTGGCTTCAAACCGAGTAGGTATACCGAGACTGGCCTTCCTTCCGTGGCTAAAGGGGAGTTGGCCAAGATCAAACACCCCGTGGTTCCTGAAGTGGAGCTATACCGTCACCTCACCCACCTGAGAGATAGCTTCTGCGAAACCCTGCCTGCTGCGGTGGACGAAAATAACCGTATCCACGGAGAGATCAAGGTCACTAGGACCGCTACGGGTAGATGGTCCATGGCGGATTTCAACTCCATGCAGATACCGGCTAGAAGTGAGGATGGGAGGCTGATCAGGAAGGGGTATATCTGTGAGCCGGGGAATGTACTACTTTCGGCCGATTACAGTCAAATCGAGATGAGAATTGTAGCGCACCTTTCTAAATGCGAGTCGATGATTCGGCTGTTCCGAGAGGGGCGGCATATCCACAAAGAGACTATGTCGGAGATATTCGGCATCCCCCTGGATGACGTGGATAGTAACTCGGTTGAGTATAAGGCCACCAAGAATATCGGCTTCGGAGTTATCTACCTAGAGAGCGAGTACGGATTGGAGACTCAGATGGCCAGGGAAGGGGCGGACGGCTGGGATTTGGATCGGTGCCGGGATTTTATTAAAAATTACTATCAACTGAGGCCGGAGCTTAAAACCTATCAAGAGGGGGTGAAGTCCTTTGCCAGGTTAAATGGTTATGTTCAGGATCTAGTGGGGCGGGTCCGGTTCACTCCAGAGGTTCAGAGTCCTATTAGGCGGATAAGGGCGGCAGGAGAGAGACAGGCGTGTAATATGCCGGTGCAAAGTTCAGCACAGGCCGTTATTAAGCTGGCTATGGGGAAGCTACACAGGAGCTCCCCAGCCTTCTTGTGGTGGCTCCTACAGGTGCATGACGAGTTGGTATGGGAGTGCCCGAAGATGGTGGTCGACGGGATGGCTAAGTGGGTTGTCGGAGTTATGGAGAATGTAGTCCGTATCTCGGTTCCAATCACTGTGGAGGTAAAGGCAGGGCCGAACTGGTTGGAAATGGACAAAATATAAGGGGGCTCGATGAAAGTAGTGACCGGCGATATATGGGATTACCCTGCTGATGTGATTTGCATCACCACGAACGGGACCATCAAAAAGAACGGTGAGGCTGTAATGGGCAGGGGTGTAGCACTCCAAGCAGTACAGCGGTTTCCGGGTGTTGCGAAAGACCTGGGGGAGAACCTTCAGCGGTGGGGGAATTTTCCTCATATCCTCAAGAGTGAACTGGTCACCTTCCCTGTTAAGCACCACTGGCATGAACGCGCTAGCCTTGATCTTATTAAGGAATCTGCTGTCCAGTTTGCTGTCCATGTAAAGTGTTTTCCAGAACTGATTTTTGTCCTCCCTCGGCCTGGCTGCGGCAATGGCGGCCTGAGATGGGAGGAGGTTGAGCCGGTCATATCCTCTCTACTACCCGACAATGTACACGTAATAGACCGCGAATAGGAGGCGTCATGCCCCGTACAAACACAACAATCCTAGACCATAAAAAAGTAGAAGAATTGAACCTTCAACTCCTCAACATCCGAGGGACCAAGACTGTCCTGGCGAAGATGTACGATGACATCAACGACCAGATCAAGAAAATCCTAACCCCCTTGGCGGATGATATGGAGGACACCAAGACTTTCCTTTTCCCCCGTACCAAGGTCAATGTCTCAGACACCTATACCGTGAACGTCCCTGAGATGCGGGAATATCTGATGAAGCATAACGTGCCAGTGGAGGTGGTGGAGGCGGCGGCAAATGCAGCGACCAAGACCGGGTATAGGTTCACCGTGGGGATGAGGCAGGATGTGATAGGGGACGGTTATGGTGGGGGAGAAGGAGAGAGTGGAGAATGACCACTCTAACTACAACGTGGAACCAAGTCGCTGGCGTCGAGGTGCCGTGCCCAGAGTGTGGCGGGCGTAGGTATTTCGGCACTGGGTTAGATTTAGTCCCTTGTAGAAACTGCGGGGGCACCGGCTACGTGTACTTGTTCCCGGATGAAACCGGGGTGCGAATTAACGTCTGTCCACGACATGATCTAGACAATGAAGAGTTCCGATGTGGTTGGTGTCACCGGCATACTGAGCAGGGTTGGGATGCAAGCCAGGACTTGGCCGTATGGCTAATTGCCGCTCAGACTGTTGGACTCTGTGTCAGGATCCGTAGTGTAAAAGGTCGTGGGGCAGGTATGGAGTTCTATGGAGGTTACCTCAACAGGCAAGTTTATGGTTGGGTTGAGCGTTGGTGTAATAATCCTACAGAATTAACCTTAGATGCTATTGCAGCCGCAGTGGAACAGGTAGAGGGACGGAGGTGGCCGGATGGCTGAGACAGCACAACCACCACAAATGTCGCCTATTGAACGTAGAGCAGACAACCTATCACGCGCCCTCCAGGCCGGTATTTTCCTAGCCTTAGTGGGGGTGATCCTGCTCCTATTGGGCGGATATTGTACAGGCCCTCCAGGACCGATTGGACCGGTGGGGGTAGAAGGCCCTGTAGGTGAGAAGGGGTCGCAGGGTGAGGCAGTAGATGTTGTTGGGCCTCCAGGGCCAAAAGGGGACGTGGGAGGGGACGGTGGGGTGGGGCCGAGAGGAGAGACCGGCGCGGCCGGCCCAATAGGCGAGGCGGGACCACAGGGTGAGGTTGGGCCCATTGGTGAGACTGGCGCCGGAGAGAGAGGAGAGAAGGGAGAGGGGGGTTCACAGGGCCCTGCGGGAGGAACCGGACCACCAGGCCCTATTACCTACATCAACGCGGCGCCGGGCATCGCAGGGATTATTGTCCCTTATACTCTCCTCTTCGCGGCAGAGGGGATTGAGGTCACGGACGCCGGGAGTGCAGGCACAGAGGTTCCCCGGAGACTTAGCAGGAGAGTTCTGGACCTCAGTGTAGCCCAAGCGGTGAGGGCTCAGTGGGCGCATAATATTGACAGTCAAGACGTGGTGAAGTTGAGAGTCGAGTACTGGAATAGCCTGGGTAGCCGGTGGGTGTTCCTGACGCCTCATATAGGTGAGAGTGTATCGGCTTTCGCTAATCAATCTACCCAGTGGGTCAGTACACCAAGGTTCCTGCCTGATATCGGGGCGGTGCGAGTGCGGGTGATGGTGGCAGGGGATGGAGCGTTGGATCCGAAGATCACCTACGTGACCCTGGATACGAGGTAAGGCAATGAATTATGGAGCAGGAGAGGGTAAGAGGGTCTGGCACTTCCTCTATAACCCTGGCGAAAAGTTCGAGATTCGCAACGGGTGGATTGAGAAGGTTACCGGTGCGCTTGCAGTTAGCCTGGATGACTAGCTTCGCGGCACGGAATGAATTTTTACGGCAGTACGTTCGCGGCCTCCCATAGCCATGCTCTCCATAACCCCCTCCCACTGGCCCTACCTTCCCAAGCTTCTCCTGACCGTGGCCTTTCTGCGTCTGATCGCACTGGACCGACAAGCCTTGGCCGCTCCGTGCTTCGCCCTCTTCCTCGTCTCCATGCTGATGATGCAGTCCTTCACCAGTCCATGGTTGAGTGTCGGCTGGATAGCTCTATTCTCTGGTTTTCTGATCTCTCCCAAGTCCATTGGTCCCAGGCCTGTATATGCTGCCCTTATTTACCTTCTCATATTCCACGCCTTGGCTATCCCTGGGAGCATATTTTGGGGCTCAGGCAACTGGGAGCTAACCGCTGGGGTGTTACTTTGGATGGCCCCGGCCCTATTGTTGTATTTTGCTGATATCCATGTCCGCAGCGTGTTCAATTGGCTGCTCCCTGCGGTTCTCTTCCACGCCGGTCTCGTCATCTACCAAGGCTGGGCGCATTGGTACTGGTTTGATCAGTTCCTCATTAGGACCGATGCCCCTACAGGCCTAGCTAACAACGGGAACTTGGCTGCGGGATTCTTAGTCTTAGGGCTAATTCATATCAGTACCAGCAAGTCATATTCTTGGTTGTCTGCGCCGGTCTTGGTGGCGCTGTTGTTCACCGGCAGCAGATGGGGGTTGATTGTCGGGGTTGTAGCCCTAGTGGCTATCCTTGTGTCTCAGAGGCGATCTTGGAGGGTATTGGCAGCCGTTCTAGTAGCTCTCGGGACAATTATCATCGCCGTGATCGCTTCACCTTTTAGCTACGGCATCTCTGGTTTAGACAGCTTACTCGCTAGTGTTCGTGGCGTGAACGGAGAGATAGCCACTAGATTGGCCGTCCCGCACATCCCATCTTTTCTGCCTAGTGGAGTAGCTGAGCATCCAGGCCTCCACAACGTGCCGTTAAGAATAGCTATAGAGAGTGGGGTTTTAGCGGCCGGGCTATGGGTGGGCGTGACAGCCTGGACGCTGCTGAGAGGTAGAGGCGGGACGGCTTGGTGGATGTTGCTAGCCCTGGTCTCCCTCTCCATGCTGGATTACTATAGTTGGATGGGACATCTTGGGGGGTTTTGGTGGATGTTGGTGGGAGTATTGAGTAAAGGGAAAGAGAGGACATGATGGCGAATATCATTTGCTCTGTTGGAGCCTGCGCCGAGGATGCAATGACTATTGTTGGGGGCTATGCTATTTGCCCTGACCATTTCGACCGGTATGCAAAATACAGATACAAATTCCTCATTTCACCAGAGCCGAGCTGGTTTAGGCAGTTGAGTCAAGAGCGAACAGAGCCAGCAGAAAGAGACACAACAGCGGCGGAAGAGTCTTTTATCCGTCGATTCACTAGCGATCCTCTAGGCCATAGTTGAGCCCGCCTTGAGGAGGAGAAGAGAAGGGAGAGGGAGGATTCTGCTACTCCCCCTCGTGATAGCGTTGTTTTCCTTATTCATATTTCAGGCCCCAGTCTTGGCGAAAGACCAGAAGGCCCCTATTCCACCCAGGTGTGGGGATGTGAACTATGACGGAAGGGTAGACATGTCCGATGCGCTTCTCCTGCTTCAATTCGCCTCCGGCCGGGTGGCTCCCACATGGTACCAGCTTGCTGCTGGGGATATAGAAGTGCCCCGTGGATATAGAAGTACAAGAGACTGGTCTTACCATGATAATGAGGGCCACATCACTATTTTTGATGCCTATTTGGTTATACTGGCCTACCGGGGCGAAGCTGATATTCGAGGAAAGTGCGGGTATTGAATTTTTAAATGGCCGGGTCTTGCCTGTCACTTTGTTGCTATGTACAACTTCCTCAATTGATGCCCATTTCGACGCCAACCACAAGTATGCTCATAATCCCAGTCCCACAAAGCTCCGGGCCATTCTGGCGTGGCTGCAATATTCGTGACCCCAATCGCAGTAATACTGTTATATCCGATATCGTACAGTGCTTGAACGATCCAGCCCGGAGAAGGACGACAAGCCCCGCCTGTCAGGCTATAGTCCACTTGCTCCGTGTCTTCTTGAAGCATCACCATAGCAACCCCATCGTGGTCCAGACAGATGCTCTCTATCGCCAATACAGGAGATGAGGCCACCTTTCTAAGTACATCTTTAGGATTATCGACGTGGTACAAGACACCTAAACAGAGGGTGACATCTACTAAGGGCGGTGACCAGAAAGGATCTGTAATGTCCTGGTGGATGTAAGAGTGATTTGGGCCAGCTTCCTTAGCCACTCTCAGGTTATCCTCCCTGCCATCTACGAACAGAACCTTGGCCCCCTGTTCGGCGGCCCTTTTCCCAAAGCCCCCCCAGCCACAGCCTAAATCTAATACCGACTTGTTTTGAAGATTAGGCAAGTAGGGGGAAAGCGCATTCCAGACGTGGCTCTCCCTGGCAATGTGGGCTGGCTGGTCGAATACCATCGGCCTATCAACTCGGGTAATAACCATAAAGCCTTCTCCAGTTGCATGAGTCACACACTATCCCGCCCTCAACCCGGTGCCCGTACAATAAAGTCCAACTGGCCTTCATACCTTGAACACGCTTTCCGCAATTTAAGCAGATAAAAGGGTGAACAACAAGGACTCCCCAGTCACGAGTCCAGCCTGAAATAGTTTGAGGACTCAAGGCTGCCTACCCCCGCTGGATATTTTGTACGCTAGAGTCGCTCCCTTTTCAAATATCTTAGTCAGCCAGGGTGTCTCTGCTGTAACTTCCCATTGGTTCTCGGGTGCCAGGTAGATGCCCGGCGCCCGAGAATTATAGTTTGGGAATCTCGTGTCAATCAACACGTACCCGGCTCCCAGTCTACCAGCAGCCCCAGAGTGATCACAGCCGACCACCCAGCCCAGAACACATCTTACGTCCTTATCCGTCTCTATAAACCTCGACGGAGGCTGCCATGTCCAGGTGTGAGGGCTCGGCACCTTATTCAGAGCACTGATCCACAGGGCCAAAGTAAAAGAGTTGTTCACCACCCCGGCGCCAGGGTCTTCCCGAGCTATCAACTCCAAGGCTTCTACCGTTGCGGGTGTTGCCATGTCCGAATAACCCGTTTGCCGGTTGAATTGACTCACGTATCCCACGACTAGAATCACCATTGCTGCCCCGGAGAGCCACGGAGACGCTGTTTTTAGCCAGGGAGGCATCTGAGGGGCTAACCGGTCCCAAATCACCCAAGAAATCCCCACATAGAACGGGATGGCCAATAGATACCGGGACCGGTAGAAGATATTGATGACCGTCTCATCAGTGGAGAGAAAAACCAGCAGAGTCCCGAGAAGGACGGTCAACACCCCAAGAGACCGAAGCCATGGCTCCTTTCCTCTACGGATCATCCATAAACCGAGGGGCCAGGCCAAGAGGAACTGCCACCAAGCAGAGTCGAAAGCATGGGTGAGGTAGATGAAAGGGCCGGGGTAGTTGAGAATGCCGGTGACCGGGAGAACGTCCATGTACCAGGGGAGGGCGCCTAACGCAATACTACCGCCGAAGACTAGAGGCGGTAGTATGCGCTTTGTGATGATGCCTGGGGCAGAGCGATTGTACCACAGGAGGGCGAGAAATAGAACTGGGATGGTCACTATAGCGAGACCGGCGGTTGTTTGGTTTACCCAAGGGATGAGGCCGAGGGAGAGGGTTAGAGTGGCTGCGGCTCTCCAAGACCAGCGTTCAGACAGTGAACACATGGCCCACCAGACCAGACCTAGAAGAGAAAATCCAATGAGGGGGAGAGCTCCGGTCACGATCATCTCAGCGTGTAGGAGGTCCACCAGCAGGAAGGCTACAGCGAAGGGAGCGGCGTACCGGTGGTTGATTCTCTTGGCAAATAAATATACGGGGATGACGGGGAGCATGGAGGCCAAGGTACTCCACACTTTATACCCCACGTCATCCCCAAAGGCGGAGAGAAATGGTACCAACAGCCATCCCGGAGCGAGAGGTGGCCGAGGAAATCCAGCGTTGGTGGGCTCGTCACCCAGGACCGTATTTACACTTAGAAGGTAGGCTCCCCCGTCCACCCCGAGAAACCCGTTATGGTCTAAGGTCAGGAGGAGTCGGAGGGCGAGGGCGGCGGTGATGATTGTGAAGAGTAGCGTTACATCACCGTCGTGTGAACCAGGCGGTCTTGTGCACCCCTCCGCTATTCACAAATGGCCAAAGCTCTCGTGATTTAGTGGCTCGGCCTGCTTTTACCTCTTTATCCAAGTCACGCCTATGCTGTGGAGTGAGTTGTCCAATATCAAAGACACGACCCTGTCGGTGGAGAGTAGCAATCCAAGTCTCTGAGGAAATATCTGAGGTTACGGGCTTGACCTTGCGCCTCCCTACGGTTCTAGCCATCTATCCACATCCTTTCCTGATAATGTCGATGACAAAGGGGGCGTTTCACTCCGTTCACATCCATTGTGAAGTCGGCTTGCCTGGAGCACAAAGTGTACAGGGATATTCTGGTGCTGCAAAGATAAGGGGCTCGTCCTTGCTCGGTTGGGGTTGCTGTCGTCTGTTCCATTGCTCCTCCCTCCGTCTTTAACTTGAGCTTATTATCTCAAGCGACGGGAGGAAAAGATGTGACGATGATCACGTTCGCCTCTCCGTAGCATTAAGGACTATTTGAGCGTTCGCCAACCTGATGCATTCGCACATCATACAGGTACAGGGTTTTGGGTGCCACCTACCGCCCTGCTTTGTAGCCTTTCCTCTCGCCCAATCCCGTTCAGCCTGAGACATTGCCTGCCAACTCTTTCACGTTGCCGATATCCGTGCTCTTCACTTCAGCACCTAAATTACAAGCAGGGCAGAAAAGATAATACTTGGTTGAATATGGGATGACCGGGATGAAGAACAAGGTAAGCCAAGTCTGTACTCTAGTCAAATGGTAGAATATCTGGTGGAAACAGTCGGGGCATACGTCTGGGGCTACTGGGCCGTAAGGCGTGATGATTTGATGGCCGAAACCCCAAATAAGGAAGAACATACTCTCGCTCCTTTGTCTGCAATCTAGGCGTAGTGTCACAGATTAGGACCGAGGAAGATGTGATGGCGGTCACAGCCGCCTACTAGAGTGTGGAGATCAGCGGCGGGATAATCCCGACCATCGTGACGCCCACGGCCACGCCAGTTAGATCCCTGGTGGTTCTGGCCGGGTTTGGATGGCCTGCCCCGAGGAAGTCTCCATCATCAAAGGGATCCTCGAAGGTCCCGAAGTCATCCGAGAAGTCGAAAAGGTTCACTTCCCTCTTGCGCTCGACGGGCGTTTTCGCTTTGACTCGTCTTTTACCTACTGTTCTAGCCATGCTAATTGCTCCTGTGTCTTATAGTCCACTGTGAGCCACGACCAAAGATTCGCCTCTTTTTCTCGATAGTGACGATGCCGCCTCTACGGTCTACCAGTAAATCCTTGGCGAACCGAACGGCATTTGGCCGGGAGAAAACGGTGATAATCAATTCGCCTTTAGGGCTAACAGACCCCGGTTTTCGCTCAGAGAATATAATTCGAGGGTCCAGCGAGCGTGGGCGGACCGAACGTTTTCCTACGGCTCTGGCCATTACTCCACCTTCTCAAGTTCTTCTACGATACGACGAATATCATGGATACGGTCCGCCCAAACCATCATGCCTTCTATATCGCCATGAGAGCCACAGTCTACCACGCGGTCATAAAATCTCCAGCCTAGCTGGGCGTAGATGGCGGCTAATAACTCGGAGTCTGCTTCTTTTAGCCAATCAATCAAAGCCGGTACATCTTTGATCTCTTCGACCAGAGGGTCAAGCGGCATAGTTTTTAGACAAACTCCGTGAGCTCATTCTTGTTGTTGGCGGTGATGCCAAAGTCGGATGTTACCGAGCCCTGACCTACAAAGTCCCCCTCGAAGGAAGGATCGGCCCTCTCTTTCTCTGGGGTATCTTCCTTCTCCGGCTTCTTTTCCCCGACTACTTGGAACTTCCTGAATCCATCAAGCAGGACGATCCCGCCAGACTTTTCAGTAACCTTCCGGCCCGTGTCCTTGAAGTCCTGGAGAGCTTCAGGGGTGATGGTTTGGGGTTTGCGAGGGGTGCCTACTCGTCTCTTGCCAATACTGATCTTAGCCATTATGTGCCGAACCTACGTGAGTCTTCTTGTCCCGAGTGTACGGCGTGACCGTGAGCGATATTTCGATCCCACGGAAGCGTTTATCTATCAGGTAGAGTCCAATGATGCCGATGGAAACAGCAAGAACGGGCAGTAACAAGATTTCTGGGAGTGCCATCTAAAACGCCCTCTGTGTCGCCTGCCCCATGCTGATTAGGATATGTTCAGCGTTGGCACCCTGTCTTGTGGCGGCCTCATCTTGAGCCTTGTGCTGCTGTTTCAACGCCTTCTTGCCGTTAACCCGGCGCTTGCCAACTGTGCGTTTCTTAGCCAAGACCGTTCCTTTCTTGAAGAGGAAATAGTTCGTTTCGGCTGAGACGCTTAATGGCCGCGTCAGAGGTCTTATCTATGTTCCTACTGGCATCATCTTCGGCGTTGATGAGCCAGGCGGCCTCCTGGTCCATACCGGGGATGGGACGATCCACGTCCATGAGAAGGCGCTTGTTGTGGACCTTTCTTTTACCTACAGTGCGAGCCATTTATACCCTCCGAGGGTTGAAGAATCTATCCTCGCCAGCAAGGATCTTAGCAAATTGCTCGGGGCGGCGGATCGCAAAAGCGTTTCCATGGAGCCCGCCTTTTGGGCTAATAACCTCAAAATGTAGACCAGAAAAGCCAGCGGCACGTCTGACAGTAAAGCCTTTCTTACGCAGCGAGGCTACCATGTCATCTATAGATTGAGGCTCTACGCGTCGGGAGCCGAGCTTACGCCTCGTGCCAACGGCCTTAGCCATTTGTTCTCCTTAACAGTGTGGGCAGCAGTACCCCAAAAACCCCAATACTTCCATGAACTGGTATTCCTCTTTCACCCCGACTATCTCATCAAAAGTGCTGGTGGGGTCATAATTGTTTTCCTCGGGGAACCATGCTGTGGGAATGTTGGGACCGGTCCCGTGCTCCTGGAGTATTTGTACAGCGCGGGCGCGGGTGATCATGCCATCTCCTGAAATGGCCGGAGTAGTAAACCGCCTTTTTTACAGTGTTCTCGTACCTCGGGTGAGAAGCCCTTAAGGCCCTTAGAGCCAGGCTTGTACCATTCCCATTCAGGAGCCACGCTTGACGGGACATTTCGGTACTTCATGCTCACAGCCTGGCCGGGACAGAAGAATGTAGCGCGGCAGGCTATGAATGGAGGAGCGGTTCCGACGTCCACGTGGACTGTCCAGGTGGTCTGTTCACAGACTGAACAGTAGTAGCCGTTTACCTTGCCAACCTCGACTACCGTCATTGCCCGGACCTTATCCGGCCGATCTTCTCCGCTACTCGCTTGCTCTTGAAATCCCCGACTTTCTCCCCCGAGACGGTGAGGCGGTTCTTTCCGTTGCTGACGGGACGGACCCGGACGGCGCGGCGGCCAACGCTATGAGCCATTAGATCCATCCTGGTAGAGTTAAGACTAGAAGCAGTAGGACTCCGGGTAACGAGGCTACACCGAAAAGAGAGAGGAAGATTTTACACTGCCCTCTTAGCCAGTCTCGACCTAGAGAAGGATCGTCGCGCATATCCTGGTTTTGCTGGCCCCTCAACTCTCTAACTCCGGCCCAAAATCTTTGATTTCTTACATCCTTGAACGCCCAGTTATACCAACGGACAACCCAGCGCGCTCGACCAAACTCGCCAGATGTGTCCATTAAACCACCCCACCTCCGCCGGTGACCCTTCTGTGTTCGGCCACGGCCCTGGCGTTGATTTCGTTCAGCTTCCTCTCGGGGCCGGTAAGGTCACCCTGAAGAGGCTGGTGGCCAAGCTGGCGGGTCATGGCTTCCTCAGCAATCCTCTGCCGGGCAGTCTCCACTAATCTCCCGGCTCTCTGAGCACGCCTTTCGTTGGTGAGGGCGGAATCTGTACTGTTGAGGAATCCTTCCCGGCCACCGTCTCCTGTGTCGATCTCCTCGTCAAAGAGGGAGGGGGCTTGGAGGGGGGAGCGGTGTTGGATTCTGCGGCGGCCTATGCTTCTACCAGCCATGGCTACGTCCCCAAGCTCTTGCCCTTCGGCACCGGCCCCAACAGCTTCTCCATCCCTTGCGTAATAGCCTTTTCTTGGAAGCTGTTCTTGCTATCCATCCCGGCCTGAGTGAACACCAAGGGACGCGAAAAATCCCCAGCAGTAGGGGTGACGCGCTTGGTTCGGAAGTTCCTTTTGCCTACACGTTTCTTGGCCATTTGACTCTCCAACTGGGGTTTAGCTATTATGCTTGTAGGCCAGATTCGGCACTGGCTCTCTAGGTTTTGGCGAGTCCGGGTGCTCTTTTCTTCTCAGTTGGCCGCTGGGATAGTCCACCTTAGAGTCCCGCTATCCTTCCTCTTCGGATGTGTGTCCATCCACACCGCCACAAGCACAGCTATTATAAACAGAAGCAGCGGAGCATTACTACCCCGCTGCTAGTTACTCCGCTATGAGACTACTTCCTTCTGCGGGCGGCCTTTCGGACTCCCGCGGCAATCTTTTTCCTGGTCTTCATGCTGACCTTTCTTTTCTTTGTAGCCACCGGTTCACCTCCGAAACTCTAAGTCAGGTATCCAGGCTAAGTGAAAGGGGAGGGTGTATGTGGCACACTCTCCCCTTTGCTTCACCTTCCTAGCCTAAGCTGCCGGTCCTCTCCCGGCCAAGCCAGCGCCGCCCACTGCCATCATGCCCACGCCGATCATTACGACCACCGCGTTGTAGATGAGAGGGACTAGGTCATTGAGTGCCTGCGCACCCGAGAATGACCCGATGTTGGCATTCGACCCGGAACTGGCCGCTTCGGTCAGGATTGTGGTCTCAAGGACCAGCCCGACCACGATGGTGATTACACCAACCACGATCAGTAGTATTCGTCTGTCCATGCTAATCTCCTAGCTAGAAGGACTTTGTTTACGGATTGCCTTGATCCTCTTGATGATCTTTCGTTACTTCTTGACAATCCACAAGAGCGCGCCGACTACCCCGCCGATAGCAATCACAACAACGACCAGGAGCATGAGGAATGTAGTGGTCCCCATCAAACTATTCACGCTGCCCGTTGTGATTGTCTTACTGAGGTCTTGCAAGGAATCGATCTGGGCCATCGCCACCATTCCCATGACAATAGCCAAGAGCAACCCCAATCCAGCGACAACACTCATAGCAAGGTGCAGTGTGGGCTTGCAGTTCCCAGGTGTAAATCGATGTCCTACTGGGATAGGGATTGACCGCCATAGCCGTCATCTTGTTATTATATGAGGCATACAAAGAGCCAGACGCACTCTTGATCTAGCACAGCGACCACTAAACTTAACCTAGCCTACTTACTTGATAAAGCAGCCAGAGCATTCCCCAACCACACAAACCGAAGCTCCAGTTAATGGAGTGCTACCCCTTACAACCCCTCCCTCATTGGCTCGGGCAGCCGTTCCTCCTGTCTTCTTTGCCACTCAGGCCAGTTCAGGCTTCACTAACCCCTACGGCTCTCACGGTGCTTCTATAGATGTGTTAAGCAATTTGATGGATAAATTTGAGATTAGCAAGTATCAATTCGCTAGAATTCTTGGATTACACAATGATTCCAACTTCTATAGGTACTTTAATGGCCATTCTCGGCCATCTTCACTAATACTATTAAGAGCTTTTAAGGTCCAGGACTGGTGGGAAGCGGGGTTTGAGATCCACCGCATTCAGTTAGTAGATTGGGAGCCAGACCCCATCGTTATATATTGGAGGGACCATAGT